GCGCCGAAGCCAACGCCCTCGCCGACAAGGAGGGGGGGGCTCTCGAAGGACGAGGCCGCCCGTTTCGACGCCCTCGTCGCTGACGCCGAGACCTTCGACGCCGAGGCCGGGGAGAACCGCGCCCGCGCCGAGCGGCTCAAGCAGAACGGCGACGCGCTCGCCGGCTACAGCCGCCCGCGCCCGCGGCAGGCCGCCGACCCGCAGGGCGAGCCGATCGTCGCCCGGGAAGGCTGGCGCGACGACCCCCAGTGCGGCTTCAAGGCGCCCCGGGACTTCCTCCTGAAGGTGGTCGAGGCACCCAAGGCTCGGCGGCTCGACGACCGCCTGCAGTTCCTGTCGGCGGCGGGCTCGGACGAGCAGGGGGAGTACAGCGACCCGCACGGCAACTTCCTCGTGCCCGTCGGCTTCTCGCCCACGCTCATGACGACGCCCACCGAGGCGGACCCCGTCGCCGGCCGCACGACCGCCCTCCCGATGACCTCCCCCGTCGTCGAGTGGCCCGCGCGCGTGGACAAGGACCACCGCACCAGCGTCTCGGGCGGGCTCACCGTCACGCGCAAGGCCGAGACGGTCGCCGCCGCCGCGAGCCGCCAGAAGTACGAGAAGATCCGCATGGCGGTCGACGACCTCTTTGGCGTCGCGATCGCCACCGAGCGGATCCTCGCGGACTCGCCGATCTCGTTCGCCGCACTCCTCGAGGCGGGTTTCGCCGAGGAGTTCGCCGCGAAGCTGCTCGAAGAGCGCCTCTACGGCTCGGGCGTCGGGGAGTACCTCGGTGTCCTCAACTCCCCCTGCCTCGTCTCGATCACGCGCGCCGGGGCGGGTGCGCTGGCCGGGGCGGACATCCTGAAGGCGCGGCGGCGCTGCTGGCGCTACGGCGAGGCGATCTGGCTCGCGAACCACGACACGTACGAGGACCTCGCCAAGGCCCACATCTCGGGCACGAACGGCGACGTGTTCCTCTTCTCGCCCGCCCGGGGCGAGGACGTCCCCGACATGCTGCTCGGCCGCCCGGTGCTCTTCACCGAGTTCGCCGAGACCAAGGGCACGAAGGGCGACCTGATCCTCGGGAACTGGTCGCAGTACCTCGAAGCTGTCTACCAGAGCGAGCAGCGCGCGGAGTCGATCCACGTGCGGTTCCTGGAGCACGAGCGGGTCTTCAAGTTCTGGATCCGCAACGCGGGCGCCCCGTGGTGGAGCGCCTCGCTTACCCCGAAGAAGGGCGCGGACACGCTCTCGCCCTTCGTCGTGATCGCCACGTAGCCCCCAGAACCGGAGACACAGCCATGGGAGTCAGCGTCCAGGCCACCAACCGCTTCCTCGCGAACAACGCGGTGAAGCTCTACGACTTCGACCCCGACGGCGTGAACCCCGTCGACGTCGCGTGGGTCCCGTTCCTCTCGTTCTTCGGGCTGGTCGTCGGGTTCTTCCGCACGATCGGCACGGGGGCGGTGGACGGCTTCAAGATCCTCGCGAACACCAAGGCCGACGGCTCGGGCACTGACGTCGCGGTCAAGGCGCACGCGCTCGCGTCGCAGCCCGACGCGGTCGGCGACCAGGTCTGGCTCGAGGTGACCGCCGAGGAAGTGCGCCAGGCGTGCACGGACGCCGGGGTCGTCCCGTTGGCGGTCTCGGCCAACGTCGAGTTCGCGACCGCCACCGACGAGGGCGTCGTCACCTACATCCGGCACGCCCCGCGCTTCGCCAAGGACGGCCTCACGGCGGACATCGTGGCCTGATGCTGCCCCGGAAGGTCATCGACGGGCCCGCGAAGGAGCCGCTCTCGCTGGCAGAGGCGAAGCGGTTCCTTCGTATCACGAGCAATGCCGAGGACGACGTCGTCGCGGCGCTGGTCGCGGCGGCGCGCAAGCGCGTGGAGCGTGGCACCGAACTCGCGCTCTTGACGCAGACCGTCGAGGTCAAGATCGACGGGTTCTGGGGCACGTGCGCGCTCGAACTCCCGATGCCGCCGCTCCAATCCGTGGAGTCGGTGAAGTACGTCGACCTGAACGGCGCGGAGCAGACGCTTGCTCCCGCGACCTACCAGGTGAGCACGCACCGCCGCCCGGGGCGGATCTGGCTCGCCTACGGGAAGGCCTGGCCCGCGACGCGCAACCAGCCTGAGGCCGTCACCATCACGTTCAAGGCGGGCTTCGGCGACGAGCCCGCGGATCTCCTCTCGAAGGCCCCGAACCTCGTCCACGCGGTGCGGATCCTGGCCGCGCACTACGACCGCCATCGCGAGGCCGTGCTCGCGGGCGTGGCCCCCGTCCTCGTGCCCGAGGGCGTCGAGGTCCTGATGGCCGGCGAGCGCATCCCGGAGGCCGCGTGACCTCCTACCAGGCAAGAGCACGGCGTGAGGCGATCCGTGGGGAGTCCCCGCTGGAGACGTCGGCGGTGTACGTCGACGAGGGGTCCGCCACACGGGCACGTGCACGCCTGCTCCCTTCTTCCCCGTTCGTGGAGGTGACCTGTGGCTGACCTCGTTCTCACCGCATCCCAGGTCAAGGCCGGCGCCGGCGCCGTCGAGGGGACCGGCGTCGCGGGCGCGACCGTCACGGCCGGCCAGGCGATCTACGAGGACGCCACCGACGGGCGGATCAAGCTCGCCGACAGCAACCTCTCGCTCGCCGCCGCGAAGACCAAGGGCGTGACGCTCCACGGGGCGCTCGCGAACCAGCCGATCCGCTACCAGAAGGGCGGGAAGGCGATCGTCGGTGCGGGGGCCGCGCCCGCCAAGGGGACGATCTACGTCGTCTCGGGGACTCCGGGCGGCATCGCGCCCGCGGCCGATCTCGTCTCGGGCATGCACGCGACGATCCTCGGGGTCGGGGACGGCGACGGCGGCATCGACCTCGTCCCCGGGGGCCCGTTCGCGAGCGGGCATCAGGTGCCCTGATGCTCCAGCTCGGCCAGCTGCGCCACCAGCTCGTTCACGAGGTCGCCGTCGAAGGCCGCGACCTCGACGGGGGTGTCGTCACGACCTGGGATCCCCGCGACGTTGTCTGGGGGCACGTCGAGCCGCTGTCGGGGCGCAAGCTCGAGCTCGCCCAGCGCCAGGAGCCCCGCGTCACGCACCGGGTGACGCTGCGCTACCACCCGACCCTTCAGGCCCGGGACCGGCTCGTGTTCGGCGAGGGGCGAGTGCTCCACGTCCACTCGGTGCTGTCCACCGACGAGGGGCAGAACGAGACGGTCGTGCTCGCCGAGGAGGTCGCGACGTGATCGACGAGGCCCTCCAGGACCACTGTCTTGCGGATCTGACGCTGCGACGCGTCGTCGCGGACCGGATCTACCCGGACTTCGCGCCCGCGTCCGCGAAGGTGCCCTACGTCGTGCGTAGCCGCCTCTCGAACCCGCCCCACGACCACCTCGGGGGCGAGGCCGCCATCGCGAGCCCGACCTACCAGTTCACGGTCGTCGCGTCGAGCAACCGGGAACGCAACGAGGTCGCAGGCGCCCTGCGCGCGTGCCTCTCGCGGTACTCGGGGCCGATGGGCACCGAGGACGTCGAGGTGTCCTCCCCCGAAGAGGCCGACGACGTCGAGACGGCCGGCGACGGGAGCGAGCGACGGCTGTTCGTGCGGCGGCTTGACTTCGAGATCTGGCACGCGAAGGAACCCGCGAGGTAGCCCATGAGCAACAAGATCGTCAGCGTCGCCAACGGTCTGAAACTCGCCTTCAGCAAGAGCGGGTTCGTGGCCGACATCCTTTCCGTCTCGCACTCGGGCGTCGCCCGCGCGCTCATCGAGACGAGCCACATGGGGACGCCGGAGCCGGGCGACGGCGAGATCGGGGGCAAGACGTTCATCGTCGACCCGCTCGAGGATCCGGGGCAGCTCCAGCTCCAGGTTCACTACGACCCGAGCAACCCGCCCAAGCGCACCGACCCCGACGACCCCGAGGCGATCGAGGTCACGTACCGGCAGCCCAAGGGTGCCGTGACCGCGGCGCGGCTCGTGGGCGAGGGCTGGCTTCAGGAGTGGAGCGCGGAGATGAACCTGGGGGCCAAGATGACCGCGACCCTGACGGTCAAGTTCACGGGCCTCCTCAACGTCGTGAAGGCGGCCTGACCATGAGCAACGACC